GTCTTCAATGGTCATCAGACCAGCTTTGATTCTTTTGTAATAGATTTTAGCCATTATCCTTACCCTTACCCTCCAGTGCTTTAATTCTGTCTACAAGTTCTGCAATAGTATCGTCCTGTGATCTAATCCGTTCCTCCAACTGTGATGTATAATCTCCAAGCTCTGCAAGAGCATCCTCGTTATCTGAAACACCCTGACCGAGATCTACAGCAGAGTCTGAAAGGTCGCTGTTGGTAGGAATTAAGGACTGTCTTTTGCAGGATTCTTGAAATTCAATTTCTTCATCCGAAAACTTATGAAGAAAATTTCTCTGTCCCATTATTGGAACATCTCTATCACCAAAAGGGGTCGATTTCTTTTCAACTCCGACCTGCATATTTATGGATGAAATTGCACCCTTTCCGGAGTTGACAATATCCATAGCTTCTTCGTAATCGATCTTTTCATTTGTTATTTCGTCATATATTTCCATCTTTGACCTCATTCGTTAAAAATACGATATTGCCATCCACCGAACAGATGTTCCACTTGTTATTCCTGCACTAAACAAAGCAAAGTATGAACTATTAGATGACATATACTGAACTCCCTGTATATGTGTTGCACCACTTGGATGAATTAACATTGCTACAACAATAACACGATTAGTATCCAGTCCGGCTTTTGCTAATGCAGATAAGGATGTGAGATAGCATGACGTACCACCAGACGCTGTAACAGTTCCATCAGTAACTACCGGGACATTACAGCCGTTGTACTTGAAATGATTAGGGTTTAACAGCCACCACGTTGTTGTTGTTGTCTTTGTTCCATTTTCCAGATGCGTAATCTGTCTTATATCATTATGAACATCGATCATTGTGTTCTTGATTTCTTTTGAATTGTGGCATTCAAGACGTAATCCTTCAGCAATCCCAGAATTGTAGTTATCCCCACTTATTGCACTACTACAGGTTATGTTTAAATGACCAGAGGCCATAGCTGTTTTATAAAAATAACCAGTACCAGAATCCGTATAGCTAGCGGTAATTGTTCCATCTTCGGACATACTCGTCTGCGGCAAATTCCAAGTAAATTTCTTGTTTGTTGCATCAAGTGTGAACGTTTTACCATTATCCGGTGTTCTAATTTCTCCGGCGGTCACTCTACCAAGGTTTGCGCTGATGGAAGAAAGATCTCTGACGTTTAATTTAATCGCGGTTACTGAACTTGCTGCGATTTTATCCGCTGTCACTGCATTCGATACAATCTTATCTGCGGTTACTGCACCGTTCTTGATACTTACCGTCCCGACCTGATGCACTGCCCATGCTGATCCGTTAAACTGCCAGATTCCCCCAGTTGATTTATTAAACCATATATCTCCGGATTTATAACCCGATGTGGTCGAAGGATCTGATGTGGAATAAACTACTTGGTTTTTACCAGCGGCGGTACTTAGGGCAGTAGTTACGTCCGATCTGGATGTCATGTCAAAACATGTTGCATAGGCAACTCGCCATTCAATAGGATTATTAGTTGTCCCTGTACTTCCATCTATATAAAAAAATCCAGTTGTAGAGAAGGCACCAGCACTTCCGCAAATAACCTTAAAAATATACTCCGTAAACTTACCAGTTCCATCATTAGAGGTAAGCCATTTTTCATAGGAAGTATTGCCTATATTATTAGTCGCAAATAGCAAATGACGACCCGTGGGAATTTTTGCTATGATTCTATAAATAAATATAGCATTTGCTCTAGATATGTGATTCCAATCGAATCCTCCACAACCCGGAGCAGCCGTTCCGGTATTGACGATCTTCAACTCATAAAAAGTAGCATACGTAGCTGAAAATGGATTGTCTGAACTAATTCCTACACGTTCTATGTTTACAGTCCCGTTATACATATTGTTATAAACATTGCAAGAGTTATTGCTATAAGCGAAATACGGATCAGTGAATAGCATCTTTCCATTAGACAGATCAACGCCATTCTCTCCTTTAGGTCCTTGAGGTCCGGTTGCTCCTGTTGCTCCGGTTGCTCCTTTAACTCCTTGTGGTCCCTGTGGTCCTTGAGGTCCTGTAGCTCCTGTTGCTCCGGTATTACCTTTAACTCCTTGTGGTCCCTGTGGTCCTTGAGGTCCTGTTGCTCCTGTCGATCCTTTTGCACCGGTAATACATGCAGGATTAGAATAAGACACGGTTCCGTCTTTTGTTGTGGTCTTTGTTCTCATCCAGATGTATTTACCATCTGACCATGCCGGCTGTGTGGTATTCCATCCTGAAGTTGGGGATGTCGAAGATGAGGTATTGATGGTATATTCGTTTACTGTTCCGGTCACAAGGTTCGAGATAGCGCTTCCAATTTCAAGATTATCAACATTGATCTTTAGTCCTCCGGAATTCAGGTTGATCTGCTGTATAATGTTTTTACCATTATTAACAGAGCTGATCTGCTGAGTTATCGAATCAGAGGTCTGTTTGATTTTGGAATCGGTATAACTATTTGCAGAGGACAGTTTCGATGAGGCATCTGTTTTTGTTTCATAGGTCTTGGATACTGTACTTGTAATCGAATCAGAAGTCTGTTTGATTTTGGAATCTGCTTCTGTTTTGGTGTAATATCCAGTAAACTTGTTCTCAACAGTCGTTGTTCGCGTTGCCAGCGAACTGATCGATTCTGAATTCTGAGTAATCTTTGTTTCCTGAGTATTTACGGTATTTGTTAACTCCGCCAGATCCTTATTTGCCTTTGCCGCATCAGCAACTGCCTTATCCGCTGTATCCTGTGCAGTCTTGGCGTTGGAGAGGGCTGCAGATGCATTGCTGTATGCCGTCGTTGCGTTCTTCAAAGCATCGTTTGCTGCTGTCTGTGCTTCTGTCACATTATGATTGGCGGTCAATACATCCGCCAGAGCCTTATTTAATGACACCTGTGCAGAGTCAAGATTCTTTTTTGCGGCACTGATCTGGTCTGCTGTTGCCGTTGTGCTTGAAGTCAGGCTATTGTATGTACTAAGTGCAGAATCATAATTCTGTTTTGCTGTCTTCAATGATGCATCCGCAGACGCTACATTCTGCTTTGCTGCATCAAGCTGACTCTGTGCAGTTTTTGCTTTATCGTCCGCTGCCTTTGCATTGGCAACCGCAGTATCCGCGGTTTCCTGTGCTGCCTTGGCATTCGCAACAGCGGTATCCGCCTGAGCCTGTGCATCAGATGCCGTTTTCGAAGCAGCATTCAGTTTTGTCGATATGTCCTGAGTATCTGACTCAAGACTTTCGACTTTTTTACTTGTGGACTCGATTCCGTCCGCATTGACCTGAATTTTATTTTCAAGTTCACCCTTAATTTCGCTTACATCATTCTTCGAAGCGTATGTTTCTTTTACACTTGCCTGAATCGAGCTTGCTGTTGTAGAAATATCAGACTCAATGGCTGCTTTGGTATCACTAACATCCGTCTTTGTCGCATAGTTGGCAGCAAGATTCTGGTTGATTCCGGTAATAGCGTCTCCGTTTTCCTTAACCTTCTTCTGGGCATCGGAAATATCATTATTCATTGCATCTACAGAGGTCTGTAAAGATGAAATATCCTTATTTGCCGCATCAACTCCGCTCTGAGCTGCATTGGCAGTTTTAATTGCGTTCGCCGCATCGGTTTGTGCCTGCTCTGCCTTTTCATTTGCCTGTGCCAAAGCAGTGTTTGCACTCGCGGCAAGCTCCTTCGCCGCATTTGCGTTCGTGTTCGCGGAATTTGCCGTTTCAGATGCAGCGTTTGCGCTCTGCTTGGCGGAATCGGCATTCTCACTTGCTGTCTGCGCTTTGGTCTCCGCTTCTTCGGCCTTTCTCTTGGCCTCTTCCGAATTGGAATTTGCCTGCTCAGCTGTGGTCTTGGCTTCCTGGATTTCTGCGTTCTGCTCGTCTCCGCGCCCGATAACGCCGATCACGACCGGATACTTCGATGTCCCGGAAGCGCCAGTAAGCAGAATCTGCACGATGTCTCCAGTTTTTACGGAAACATTAGTATCCACTTCGACGGACTGCCCATCGTCATAGCTGATCGTATCGCCGCCCATGTCTACCATTACTTTTCCGTTCGAACTGTCCGATGTTGCCGTTCCGGTAGCCATAACGGTAGATTTTGCCTTTTCGTTCGTGCCCTCGTTGGATTTTTTGCCGAGCAAAATTTTTGCCAGTTCAAAACTGTCCATATCACACCTCTTTAAGTGTTAAATTCATTGTCATCTCATCGAATTTAATTTCGCTGATCGACTGGATCAGATATTTTTTCTGTTTTCCTTCCCGGATCAGATTCAGGATCTCACCGCACTTGCACGGAAAATACAACATACTGCATTCCAGAGTAATTACCTTATCTGATTTTTTCAGGTATTGCTCCGCCAGCTCCTGCGCTCTGGCTTTTGTGGCCGGAGACAGATCATTTACCTGGTATTTCTCAGCGATCATGAACCCTCTTCTTTGTGAGGAAAATTCAGACGAGGAGTCCCGATCAGCAGAAGCGATGATTTCCTGATCACCGTTGCTGTAAATAACAATTGCCCGGCCCGGTACGTTTTCCGAAGAGGTTGATTCCGTGATATCGGACGAGATAAGCATTGTTTTTGCATCGTCAGCATCAACGGTCCACGATACAGTTAGTGATGACGGGCTGTTGTACGGGCTGATCGTGATCCTTCCGTGTCCATCGACATCCAGACGATTGTTCGATATGTCGCAAATATCAAAAAGAAGAGAAAGATAACTTTCTCCGGCTTCGAAAATTTTAGTAGCTGTATATCTGTAATTCCTCGCGCCGTTGATCAGATAATCTTTACCACATGTGGCACAGATCCGCTCAAAGGCGTCAAGCGTATAGGATCCGGAGCCAATTGAGAAATATCCGACACAGTAATCTTCGGATAATCCCCATAATACGGACTGCAATTCGTAAGTGTAGTGTTTCTCTCTGTTCTTTACTTTCGCACCAGGAGGATTTTTCAGCACGTATGTTCCGATCTCGATCTCTGATCCGCCGTGATCGAGAACAATGCGCAGCCATGATCCATCAATATAATTACTTCCCAGCGTTTCCAGATTTGCAGATGTTCTTGTATCCGTGTCATACCCAAAAGAAACGGAGCACCCGGATAATACCAAGTGCTCCAATTCTCCTCGAATGATATTTAGATTATGAGGATCAATCATGAAGACATGCATCTCGTTTTTAACAGTTCTGTCCGACCAGTCCGAAAGATCCATCATGTCGACTCCTCCATCTGTTTAACTGTTACTTCTCCCCATTCTCCAAATCTTGATCGACGCCCTCTCGGAGTCAGGCTGACTGACAGTACAGCAGTACTTAAAACCTCGCCCTGCGGATTGCGGAATGTGGTATGCTCTGCCGTTGTCAGTGCGTCCATGTCTTCTCTTTTCCCATAAGGAACGATATCAGTATAAACACCACCTACGTCCAATGATCTCGTGATCGCGTTTCCGAACGAGTAAACCGGTCTTGGCCGGCCGGTCGTAACCTGCGAGGAATTATCGGATTCTCTGCTGTCCGAATACTGCGGAGATTTATCTACATTCAGCTTGATCACAGCCGTATTGCCGTTCCAATTCCACACATACACGTTTCCCTTCATGGTTTTCTTTACGGACGCCATTCCCCACGACGAACCATTCGATGTGATCACAGATATCGTGCATTCTTTGTTCAGTGGCGGCGTAACTACATATTTTCCGGCAGATCCCTGGCATTCGATCATTTTCCCTTCGTATGACAGATACACATGATCATCTGTTGATGGCGTAAAGGTAACCGTTGATGTATAGCTGTCAGGATCATCCGTTACTTTGGGAGAAACGGTAAGGCTTGGAGTGCTTGCATAATTCAGCGTAACAGACTGACTGCTTGTCCCAAAAGACATATCGGAACGGATTTTTGATTTGATCGTAATCTTTTCTCCGCTTGTGGGAATTCTGGAAAGCCTGTTCTGCGGAATCACAATCTCACCTGTGTACGGCTGAGCTGACAGCTGATATTCGTCAAACAGCCCATCAGCAGAAAGCGCAATAATGTTCCCGTCCCTGTGATAATCGGACGTGTAATTGATAGACAGCCCGGCCGGAGACCATTTGCACAAACTGATGGTTAGTGTCGGCTGGTATGTCAGTGCGAATGTGGCAATGGAACTGTTTCCGTGTGCATGCAGTCCTGCAGTTCCGTTATAGTTGGCTTCATACCGTCTGATCTCGAACTGGATCTCCTCATAGTCGATATTTGCCCCATCTACCAGCTGCACTGTGATTGCCTTTGGTGCAGTCATGCGATCTTTATTTTCGGTTATGCAATTTGCAGATCCGATATCTCCCCATCCGGAATTTGCCGTGCTCGCATCGGGGTACGACATCCAGTTGCTCCATCCTCCAATGGTCTGATTTGCTTTCCGGATGCGAATCCGATATCTGAGCTGGTAATCTGTTCCGGCGCACCTCCACGATGCGGATATGGCTGTTACTCCATTTGCCGCTATCGTCGATCCGGTACTCCATCCGTCTTTCGTCAATACAGCGAACTGCTCAGGAACCGGAAGATTCCCTGCAAGAATGGAAAACGGCTGAAACGCCCACAACTGTGCATTATTTCCGTTGTTTGACCATACCTGAACATTGGTCTTTGGAGTCGTTTTTCCTCCGGCAGCATCCAGTACAAATCCCTGTGATGTAAGATAATGGAGCCGGTAAGTTGGTACCGTTGCTCCGTTGATAAGCATAGACCCAGACGGTTCTGCATACCATTTAAACGGATGTCCCTGGTAGCCAACCCACTGCTGCACATTCTGGCCATTTTTTGGAGCATTGGCACCCACGCTCATTACTTTGCCACTTCCAACACAGTAAAGGGTCATGAGCCCACTACTGTATTCCTGAACACGCCAGATCTGATTGTTTCCGTCGTTCTCCCCAAACAGCTGTATATTTGCTCCATTGGCACTGGATGCACCGCATACATCAAGCACTGCATTTGTATCCAATGCTGACCGGATAAGGTATGTTCCAAGAGGAACGGGATCTTTCGGAATGAATACCCATCTCTGTGCATTTGATCCGTTTACAGAATAAATCTGGACGTTGGTGCCAGATACACCCTTACCTCCGGAAACATCCATAGCGTAGCTCTTGTTTTCCGTGCATTTTATTACATACGTAGAATATGTTGTGCTTCCTACGGTAATTGTGTTTCCATCTGGTACGATATCCCATTTCTGGGCCCTGCTGTCGTTATTTGAAAACTGCTGGACATTTGTACCGTTTGTAAATGTTCCTTTGTTTACATCTATTGATTTTCCGGACATTGTAAATAACATTCGTCGGGAGCCGTCGCTGTTTGTGACAACAGTTATGAACTGTGCGTCGCTGTTGTTTTTTGTGAAGATGCGAACATTTTCATAATCGGCGTCAGATGCCCTACGACACTCAAGTGCGCAGTTTGTATTTAACGCTGTCAATACGACATACGTTCCATCTGCCAGTTCAGCCACTGTACATAGCCCCCTTTCGAATAATATCTTTTACAAAATCATCAATCTTCCCATCGATATAACTGTCGGTGTTGTACTTGATTCCGTCTATGTAAAGATTGATAGTCCTCGATTCTCCTGCTGCTGATCCGTATTTCTGCGAGCGATATAAGTCCGATATTTCTGGGCGGGCCACAGCCCCGGCCATCGCCTCAGATGCTGATGCAACCGCTCCAATATTCTGCCGCATTCCCGCCGCAAACTGTGTTGCCAGCTCAGCTCCCCATTTATCATCCCCCGCAAGAGGGCCGATGTCTGGAGTTGTGTGATGAATATATCTTGCGGCCGCCCGTGCAAGAGCGTTTGCAGAGCTCGCAACGTTTCCATACTGGCTTGCAATACCGGATGCAAATCCCGCTCCAAGATGTGAGCCCCATGTATAGGCGCTGCCTCCGATCGACGATAGCGCACTGCTCGCACCATTTGCAAGCCCCTGCGCCGCAGACCGGGCGTTGCCGTACTGGCTTGCAATACCAGACGCATAAGATACTCCTATATTTATGCCGTATTGGTATGTCTTATTCAGCTGCATCGCCCGATCCGCTCCGCTCGCGACTCCCGACGCCTGACCGGATACATTTCCCCTCTGGCTTCCGATACCGGAAGCATAATTGGATGCTGATTGTCTTCCGGAATTTGTATACTGTCCTTCTTTTCCCTTCACCGCATTTGCGCCTGCCTGTGCCGTGCTTCCTGCGGCAGATGCCACGTCTCCGGATGCTCCGGCTATCGTGCTCACCATGCTGGAAACGCCGTCCTGCGTGTAGTATTCCATTGCGGCAATATTGGATGCATACCTACCTTTTGCGGCCTCCATGTTGCCATAGTCAGCCGTAATGCTCGCCACATCACTGCTTCCACTTCTCACAGCATCAGAAAACTGCTGCAGATAGTCCGCACCGTCCATCCCCATATTCATGATACTGTCGGCCATCGCGCGGAAGTTTGAGTCTGTCTGATACCTGGTATCGGACATTACCGTGTTGATATTATCCGCGTAATTGTTGTACGCCTGTGTTTGTGACTGGAGAGCTTCCGCCATAGACTGTAAGGACACATCGGAATCGGACTCGTATTTTTTGAATGCATCCGACGCGCTTGACAGTTCGTCAATCGCCGTCTGTCGCAATTCCGCAAACGACTGTATCTGTACGCTGTTGGCTTCCGTCACAGCATCGGCAGATCCTGCATAGGCTTCATTTGATTCGGCAGCTCCGTCGATGGCGTCCGACTGCCCGTCAGCTGATTCCGCAAGACCATTTAATGATTCGCCGGTTGTCTCCGCTGTTTTTCCAGTCTCCTTCATTGCGGTATTGATATCGTCAAAAGAAACTCCATTCTCTTCCGCAACGGACTTCAGAGAATTTAATTCTTCGTTCATCTTTGAAGTTGAATCTTTGGCCGAATCAGTGGCACTGTCATAGTCTTTCTGTGCCTTCGCTGACTTGCTGAGTGCGTCGTTATACTGCCTCTGCAAGCTGCTGGCGTCTTCCCACTCTCCATTAACCTTGATCTGTCCGTCAGAGACTTCACTTGTCAGCCGATTGTATTCATCCAGCTCTTTATTGGTCAGCTGCTGCCCGGACTGCATTTTGTATTGTAATTCCGACTCTCGCGCGAGCTTCGTGTTGTAATCTTCGAGGATTGGGCCGAGCTGTTTCTGCACATCGGCGGCTTCAGACGTTACCTGCTTAGCATCCATCTGCGCCTTGATCTGCTTTTCCAGTGCGTCAGTCGATTCTTCGATAACACTCTTGTATGCCTGCACATACGCCTGAATCATCGCGGTCTGCTTTGCCTGTTCGACAAAATCACGCATAGACTGCGTGGACATATTCAGCTTACCAGTCGTCTCATCAATCGCTGCGCCCATTTCTGGATACAGTGTATTTAGCACAGACACATCCTGTGCCATCCGCTGCTGCTGATCGCTTGTAAGGCTTTCCTGCTGGTTCAAAGCATCCAGTTCATCAATAATGCTTCCCGCCATCTGTGCCGACGCTACAGCTCCGCTTATGCTCTCGTTTGCACTGTTGAACGTTTCTGATAAATTGCTATTAAATGCGTTTGTGGCATCTCGGAGCGCCGCTGTTGATTCTTCAGATTTTGCCGCTGCCGCGTCAAGAGAAGATGTAAATTCGCTCGACTTATCCGTCGCCGTTCCTGCAACATTCGCATAAATGGTTAGTCCCGTAACAACTGCGCCTATCGCCAATGCCACCAACCCGATGGGATTTGCATCCATTGCGGTATTTAGCCCCGTCTGCGCTACGGTTGCCGCTTCTGTGGCTGTTGTCTGGGCTGTCGTGGCTGCCGTTTCTGCAGCGGTTGCGGCAGTAGATGTTCCTTTTGCCGCTATCCACGCGGAATATGTTCGGATTATCTCGGAAACCGTAGGGGCAACTTTTGCCATTCCGGTCAGTGCTAACCCGCTAACTCCAATGATCGCCTTAATGGAATTTGGCCATTTACCGAAGGTTTCCGCTGCGCCAGCCGCAACATCTGCAACCTTTTCGATTGCCGGTGTCAAAGCTCCAAGAGCACTCTGTGTCAGATCACTACCCGCAATCTGAAGTGAATGCATAGCCTCCTGTGCCTTGTCCCACGGATCTTCTGTTTCCTCGAATGTCCTTGCAACACTCCCCCCGTAATTTTCCACTGATGCGGTCAGATCACTGAGTGATAACGATCCGGTTTTGCACGCGCCATAGATTGCCGCGCCCGCTTTGGATCCAAAAAGATCATAGGCGGCCTGCAGTTTTTCCGTGTCAGATGCATTGCTTTGCATGGTAGCGGAAAAAGAAGACAATGCATCGTCCAGTGAAACACCTTCGTCACTGGCGTTCTTCATGGCTTTCTTCAAGCCCTGCATAACTACGGAAACATCTGTTCCGGACTTCTCGCAAGCTCCAAGGAAATTTGCGGCCTGATCAATGGACATCCCCATCTCGGTGAATGACGCGGCATTCGATACCAAGTCGTTTGATAAGGTATCTACGGATATTCCGGTATCCTGCCCTACCTTGTTGAACAGATCAAGTACATCAGATGCCTGATTTGCTGACAAGCCAAAAGCAGAAAGGGCTTTCTGCACGGTATCGATAGAAGCAGAAACTTCGGTTCCATTTAGCTCTGAGTATTTCAGGAACTGGCCAGACAATTCTTCGAGTTGATCTCCCTGTAGGCCAAAGCGCGTATTTACCTCTCCGACCGCAGAACCAATATCATCCATAGAAACCGCCATAGACGAGTAGAGATTATTGGCAATCCCACTCATTTTCTGCATGGTTTCACCGGTCGCTCCGGTTTTTGCCGTGATGGTGTCGTATCCTTCATCTAATTCTCTTGCGGCATCGTATGATTTGCTCGCAAGTTCGGTAATTGCTCCCGACACCTTTTCGATTCCGCTTACAAGAGAATCCCACTTGAATTGTTTAACAGCTGTATCTCCAACTTTGTTTATTTGCTGGACAGCTCCGCTGGTTTTCTTCCCAAAATTATCGATAGAGGTTGCGCATTTATTCGTGCTTTGCTCAGCTTCCGCCATATACTGATCATTCTCGCTCAGGGAGCGGTTGGCTTTTACAACCTCAGCGTCTGCATTGTTTAATTGGGTCTGCCAGTCTTTTACGCGGTTTCCGGCTTTTTCATATGCCTTTTCGCCATTGCTGACCGTTGCGGCAAGCTCGTCTACTTTGGCCTGCTGCTTGTCCATTTCTTCCTGTGACGCCGTCCCGGAAGCTTTCATGTCGTCCAGTTCTTTTTGTGCTTCTGATAACTGAGTTTTATAATTCTCAAGTGTCTTTCCGACGCGCTCATAATCGGATCTGGCATGTTCCAGTCCGGAAGCAACCGCAGTCTGCTTTTCTTTGTATTTTTCGAGGGTTCTGGTCAGCACTTCATGCTTCTCTTTAAGTGTCGAAAGAGAATTAGCCTGACCTGCGGTCTTCTCTTTTACGAGATTCATTTCTGAGCGCATTTCTTTCAGTGATTTATTGCAATTTGAAACCGCGCTCTTAAATTCTTTCTCGCCATCAAGCGCTATTGTTGCGCCTATTTTGCGTGCTGCCATATCTTTCTCCTAATTTTCTGCACAAAAAATCCGTCTGCTCTCGCAAACGGATTGAAATATCGTATTTATTTAAAAATTTCTTTTATTGCTCTTCTTAAAGGTGTTTCAGAATATCCATACAGTTCAGCCGTGTGTTTTGCGTCATGGTATGCCACGAATGGCAATTTTATAATCAGATCAGCAAGCAGCAATCCCGGAATAAAAAGCAATAGAAATAGTAGTATGTAGAAGTCCATTTGTACAAAGCACATAACAATAAATACCGTAGAAACAGCAGTTGTTGCCGGGAGTTTTTTAAGCAGCCGGAAATAAACAACGAAGACTTTTTTTATGGCTTTTTTCATTCTGATCACTCCTTTTATTTAATATATCACACCTTTTTCTTTGCTTACAGATCAAGTGATGATGATATTTTTTCATCTTCGGAGTAAATCATGTTCCTGGTCTTCATGTTCCATTCTGTTCGATACTGCTTATAAAGATCCGTCCATTCCCGATAGGTAAGGCATCCGATTTCATTCTTTCGAAGGCCGAACCGCAGTCCAAGATACAGGATCTCAGCAAAATCGAAGGTCAGTGGATCATCCGTTATTTCCTGCTCTCCGCTTTCTTCGTCCTGCTGGTCCTTGATAAAAAACAGGACTGGTACCCCTCAAATACGATCTTTGCAAGATCGGTGATGGTGTAATCATCCTGCCTTTTAATTGCCTTTGCATCGGGTGCTTTTTCTTCCGATCCGGCGATCTCAAGCCCTTCCTGAATCATCCATACGATTCCGTTACATGTCATGTCAATATTCGGAACCGTCCACCTTGTCTCTTTCAGATCAAGCACACCATCCTTGAATGCCGGAATCATCCCGCGAATGCCATACTCAAACTGCATCACATCATCATACTTCTGCTGGACCTTTTCCAGGACACATATATCAAATTTATACGGGTACTCTACCCCGTTTATTTTCATCTTTGGTAATTCTTTCTCGAACATATTGTTTTCTCCAGTTATCAGCGGGAGGGTTTCCCCTCCCACTTTATTGTCGTTTATGATCCGGAAGTGACTCCGAACTGTGTGTTGATCCACTTGATAGCATCTTCCTCGGTTTCACAGATTTTGTCTTTCTTCCATACTCCCGTGGTGTCCGCCATAGCCTTGCCACTGATCGACGGAGTTTTGTACGAAATGGATCCGGACTTTGTCTCGTACTCGGAATCCGGCTCCGAAAATTTGGTTCTCGGGAAGAAGTTCGCAACATACTTTCGTTTGCCGTCAATCTTCTCCACACCAATAATGCCGAATCCACCTTCCTGCGGAGTATCGTCGACGCTGTAGGAAGTCTCCTGCTCAGTGGTAGTGTGGCCGAACATGCTCTGATGGAAAGCAATCGGAATGGTGGTTACTCCGAGATCAATCGTTGCACTTGAAAACTCAGAGTCGCTTTCAACCATTCCATCGTCGCCATACAACTCACCCTCTGCTTTATTTACGGAAATTTTTACACTGACCGCCTGTCCAAGAGCAGTCGGTGCATCGTAGCCGCTCCCTGTCGATTTAAACGGTGCAAAGAACGGTTTTCTCAGTCCAATATTTGCCATTGTTTAAGCCTCTCTTTCTTCTTCGATATCACACTCAAAGATGATGTGTCTGTATTTTTCTTCGCGTTCTATGGTTATATCCGGATAGGTAAATCCCGCGTCAAATAGGGCATTGCGGATCTGTTTCTGCAATTTTGTGGTGCTCTCTCCAACCGGTGCGTAAAAATGCACCTGTACCGAAGACACGTCGGCCTGTGGCGCATCGTCCGCGAATTCTCTGCCGTTCTGGTAAGTGTAATTGTAAACGATCCACCGTTTTGCTGGGCCGGTATAAACATCAGGCTGTGAATCAATCCCCAGAGCGTCCGCAATCTCTGCAACTTTATCAAGAGCCGTCACAGCTGCATCCCCTCCGTTTCCTCATCGAACACCTTCTGCATGGCTTCAAGAACAGGTTCTTCAGAGCTTTGCACAGCCGGAGTCAATACCGGCGTTGCTGTCTGCTTTGACGTTCCAAATTCCATGTATGCCATCTTCTCCATATTGCGGACGCCTTTGCCATCGCGTCCTGTAGGCCGCACGACCAGGTAGTGTCCGCTTCCGTTTTTCTTTACTCCGGTTGATTTGATGGATCCTGCCATGCTGCCGGTTCTCCGATGGGAGGATGCCGCCGCTTTTACTTTTCTTTCGAGAATCGGTTCTCCGGCTTTCAGCATCTTGGGGGCAATTTCTTCCCTCTCCATAGAATCAAGCTGACTCAAGATATCATCAAATCCGCTTATCCCGAACCTAGCCATCCCGTTCCCTCCTCTGGCACGTTAGATCCACATACATCCGCTTGTCTCCATGATAGTGCCGTTTGATGTCATAGATATAATCATCGGCATCATCTTTCAGGTACTTTTCTCCGCTGTAGCAAATGGATGCGATCCGAAAAACAACATCTGCGGTATATCCATCCTGCTGTGCGATTATTTCATCGTTTCGCGTTGCGTCTCTTCTGCTTGCGGGAATTCCGGATGCCCAGACGATCGTTTCTTTCCTGTACCCTTCCGAATCTCTTGTTACTTCTACTTTCGCCGGAAGGCTTATTGTTCTGTCGTACATGTCATTCCTCCGGTTCCAGGGAAAGTTTAAATACTCTTCGGTGGTAAAGATCCAGGTATTTATCTGTATCACTTCTGTCCTGCCCGTGGTGGGCCAGAACATAAAGAGCAATCGCTGTCACTACTCTCGAGTCCGTATTTTCTGCATCAGTTGAGTCGGGGAGGAGTTTATTTTGA